GCGACGGCAACCGTCCGCCTCGAACTCGCTGTAATCTCCCACCTCTATACGGTCGCCGCTAAAGAGTGGCATATGGCCGGCTTACAAAACCCCTGCACTAATATCCGTTTACCGAAAGGCAGCAAAGAGCGCGACCGTCGGCCGACGACCTTGGAACTTAAAAAGGTTTGCGAAGCGGCGAAGGAAATTCATCACGAACTTCCGGCCATTATCGAACTTGCCGCAGATACCGCGATGCGTCGCACCGAACTTGTAATGCTACGGCGCGAACAAATTCGGGGGCGGGTGGTTTATCTCGAAGACTCGAAGAACGGCGAGCGCCGTCGGGTTCCACTTTCAACGCGAGCGCTCGAAGTTCTAAAGAGTTTGCCGGCTCGACTCGACGGCCGAGTCTTTAGCCTTTCGCCGCAGTCGGTCAGTAACTACTTTCCACGGGCGTGCAAAGCGGCCGGAGTTGTCGACCTGCATTATCACGACTTGCGCCACGAAGCGACCAGCCGTCTATTCGAACGCGAACTAGGGATAATGGAAGTCGCGGCGATTACCGGGCATAAGACGCTGGCGATGCTCAAGCGCTATACACACTTGAGCCCCGAGACTCTCGCCGACAAGTTAGGCTGATGGTCGAAAGGTCGGCGGCTCCTTACGGGGTCGCCCTACTTTTACCGCTTGATGTTCCCCCGCTTCAAACTCCCGCAGAAACTTCCGCACCGTCTCAAGCCGCCAGCAAATCCGCGACCCCTGCTTATAATAAGGCGGCAACCAATCCGGCCGACTTTGTACGGCGCTACGGATTGCCGACTCGGTTCGCCCCATGATCTTTGCCAGCTCGGGTACGTGCAGGATTTCAGGTTCCATCGTTCACCCCTTCTTGATTGATTACCGCAAGTAAGCGCCGGCCGAGCCAACGAACTACCGGGACCGCCTTAGTGTTTCCGATTGCCTTATACCGATGCCCGTCGGGACATTGCTCGGCGGGTTTGCCGCGCCACGGAATACGCGTGAAGTCGTCCGGCAAACCTTGCAGGCGCTCGGCTTCCCTCGGTGTAATAAACCGGAGCCGACCGTTATCGAGTACGGCGGGGAACCGGTTTTTTTCGGGCAGCGCTTGGTGCTTGTCGAGTACGGCGTCGAGGGTTTGACTCACCCCGAAACCGTTCCACCATGCAGGCGCCTCAATCGCAACTATTCGCCGGCACTTGGGGCATTGAAGGATTCCAGTGCCAACTGAAAAGCCGTAGCCGCATCGGCACTGGCGAATCTCGGCGTTACCCCCTTTCGGCTCAAGCGGCGCAGAATCCCGGCGCACGCTTCCGAGGTCAAAAAGTACCGCTCCGGGGTCGAATCCTTTTCGAGCGCTTGCGACAACGAACAGGCGGCGACGCCGTTGGGCCACTCCGAAATGTTGGGCATTAAGAACCCGCCAAGCGACTGCCCGCGTGGGTCCATACACAACACCAGCGTCCGTCCATTTGCGCCCTGTAGGGAGCAGCTCGCAGCTTTCCCCAACAAGCGCCGCAAGTAGGCATCCGAAGGCGTTCGCCTTGTCGGCGAGGACGCCGGGCACGTTTTCCCACACGACGATGCCGGGAGGTTTTCCGGCGAGTCCTCGAACATGGTCAATTGCATCTGCCAGCTCCACGAATTTGATCGCGAGTGCGCCGCGCTCGTCGGCCAACCCTTCGCGCATCCCTGCAAGAGAGAACGCCTGACAAGGCGTCCCACCGATTAGAACGTCTGGCGCTTCGATCTTGCCGCTAAGGACAAGCCGGCCGACCCCGCGTAAGTCCCCGAGGTTCGGCACCTCGGGGTAACGGTACGCAAGCACCGCGCTGGGGAAGGGAGCGACCTCGGCGACCCACGCCGATTTAAGACCAAGCTCTGCCCAGGCGACAGATGCCGACTCAATCCCACTACAGACAGACCCGTAAGTCACCATCGCCAACCCTCCCCATTTGCTGTGTGTGACGTTTACGCGCCGGCTAGATACGGAAGGGGCGCGAAGGGTATGTCGTCGTCATAAGAATCAGGCGGCGCGGCTTGTTGGTTTTGCTGCGGTGCCGGGCGCTGGTTCTGCTGCGGTGCCGCTTGTTGCCCTTCCGGTTTCGGCCCGAGCAATTGAAGCGCGCCCCGCATGTCGACGATTACCTCAGTCGTGTAGCGCTTAATCCCGTCCTTCTCCCACTCCCGCGTCTGCAACTTCCCCTCGATATAAACCTGTGACCCCTTGCGCAAGTATTGCCCGGCAATCTCGGCCACCTTCCCGAACAAGCAGACCCGGTGCCATTCGGTTTTTTCGACCGGCTGCCCCGATTGTTTGTCGGTCCACTTCTCCGAGGTCGCGAGACTCAAGGTCGTAACCGCGTTCCCGTTCGGGAGGTAGCGCGCATCAGGGTCTTGTCCGCAAGTCCCCACCAGAATGACCTTGTTAACTCCGCGTGCCATATGCCACCTCGTCGATGTTGTTTTTGATCGTTTGAACGAGCGCCAAGAATTCCGCCCGGCGTTCGGCGAGCTGAGCCAGCTCCTCCTTGAAATCGTCGCGGGTCGTCCGGTAAACGAGTAGCTGACTCTCCTCGGGGAAGTCGGAGCAGTACGACACGAAGTCGACCCAATCCCGGCCCGAGCAATCAAGGTGCCCGGCCAACTGCCAGCGATACGCCGGGTCGAATGAACCCCGCTTCAACGTGTCCCAGTGAACCCCGGCCGTTACCGATTTGATTTCGAGAACGCCGTCCTTCCCCACCAACCCGTCAGGCGAGTCGCCGTATTGTCCGCAGTCGAAGAACCCGCCGTTAGTGACCTCAACAAATCGCGACTCCTCGTAAAGCATTCGGGCGACCGGCTCCTGTATATGCCCGCGTTCCATGTCGTCGGATTGGAAACTGAATTCCGCCTTCCGCCCGGTTACGCGTTCAAGTGCAAGCTGGAGCGCGTAACGCTTCGCCGGGTCGCCGAACGCCTTACCGAAGTTCGCCATAAACTTTCCGAAGTTCGAGGCCGTCGCCTTGCCTACGCGCAGACCAAACCAGAGGTCAGTATTCTGCTCAACGCCGAACCAGATCATTGACTGCACTCCTCGATTAGTCGCGCTTGATCCTCGTCGGTCATCGATGCCCGAGCGAGTACCGCGTCGAGGTTGCCGTCACGCATGTAGGCCGCTTTCGCGTTCTGCCAAGCCTTGACCGTAGCCGGGGAAATGCTCGCCACGGCTGGCGTCTTCGGGCTGATCCGTAGCCCTTCCACGATATCCTTGCCGTGCCGCACATTCGGGTCGACGTATACCGTGACCTTGACGTTTTGCCAGTCCTCGATAAACGGCGACCCGGTTAACGTCTTGAGCGTTTTCGAGTTCGTCGCGTTGAGGATCATCGGCTTTAGCTTCTCGCCGGGGCGTAGTTCGCGCTCGACAAAATAAGCCGTGTTGAATACGTCCTTGGTCTTCTTTGTCCGGTCGGTTTCGAGAGCTACCCGAGCGACGGTTAAGACCGTCGGCCCCACGATATCGGCGCTGCTCAAGTAGGGCGAATCGAACGCCTTTCGGAAGTGAGTTTTCGTTTCCACGTTGGAACTCCTAACGCTGGTCAACCGCAATGGCGGCCGGGGCTTGGTCGGTTACTGCGCCGCCGAGTGCTTGCAGGGCGGCGAGGAGGAACCAGAAGCAAAGGGCACAAACAAATGATTTGGCTCTGCCCTGGAATCGCCGCAACCGAAAGCGGGTCATAGCGGCGACTCCGAGTTGTCGTGAGTCAGGCAAAGCAGGCTGTTGATCCGCTCGTTAATAACGTGGACCCGGCTTCGGTGGTCGGCGATTTCCCGTTCGAGTTCCTTCTCGTATTGCTTGACGAGGATGGCGGTCGGGTCGGCGTCGACTTCCGGCCATTCGACTTCCGTTTCGAAGTAGCCGAGCAGCGCACCGTATAGGGTCGGGTAGTCGCTCATGTCGGCGGTGAGTAGCCGTTGCTCCTCGCCCGGCTTCTGGTGAACGAATAGTCGGATAGTCGTTTTCATGCTTCCCCCTTGGTTACAAGTTCGAGGATTTCGCGCCACGTCTTCGCCTCGATTTGCAGGTCACGAATACGCTGCTTGTCCTGTCCGTATGCCGGGCCGTCCGCGTAAGGTAGGCCGTCTTCGAAGTTCTTTATGAACGATTCGCAGGCAGCAATCTGCCGTTTGATAAGAGCCGATTTCATTGATTGTTCCCCGTAAGAATCCATTTATGAGGCAGGCATCAATCACCCCCGGTAGGCCGGGGGCGATTAGTCGAAAGGGTTAGGAGCGGGGCGAACTAAGCGCGGAGGTAATCGCTGCAATTCGAGGCAAAACTAGATCTGCGTAAATGCTCCCGACTACGCCAACGGCGATAACGAGAACGAGGGTGAAGACGATTTTATCGGCGGTGGTCATGGCGGGTTGCTCCTTGCTGGGTGTGTCTCAAGAATAAACCAAGTAATCACCGAGTCAATAACTCAGGTTATATATTTTTTACCGGGCAGAAAAAAACCCGCCGAACGGTGGCGGGTTTCTTGTACCAGTTTGGCCTAGGTCACTGCTCGAAGAACCGGGTTTTTTTGAGAATCCCGGCGACGTAGTGGACCGTTTCGACTTGATCGACTCGGAGGTGAATCGGCGGGTGGGTATGGTTGATCGAATCGAATCGATAAAACCCGTCGGCAAGCTGGGCAAAAATCTTGATCATCTTTCGGCCGTCGACCGTCTTCACGAGTACCTCCTCGTACAGTACGGGCGGCGTATTCGGTTCAACTAGAACGAACTCCCCGTGCATGATTCGCGGTTGCATCGAATCGCCGAGCAACCTCAACCCGTACGCATCCGGGTCGCTTGATTGGATTCGGAGAACCCCCGAGCCGTGCCCGACCGGATACCCTTCATCCTCGAAATAACCGTCATCCCCAAGCTGCGCTGTCCCTACCACCGGCACCGTCCCCCATTTTATTTTTCGTTCTTCCCTGTCCGTGTTCTCTCCAACTCCGTCATCAGGGGACAGCGTAGTGCCGTCTGGCGGAAAAGGCGAGCACCCGTGTGCCAACCATTCCGCAGAAACGTTTAAGGCTCGGGCGATATCGGTTATTCGTTTCGAGTGCTGGGTTTTCCCGCTGGTTATTTTCTGGATTGCGACTTGGGAAATAGGGGCACCGCTCAACTCAGTAAC